GTGGTAAAGTTATGAATGTAAATGGAGAAAGTCCTAAAAAGGTATTGGAAAACATAGAGCTTATGAATATCATGACGGTGGTTGGTCTCAAAATTGGTGAAAAATCTGTTAGAAAAAATTTAAGGTATGGTAAGTTATATGTTGCGCATGATGCTGATCCCGACGGGGCAAATATTGGTGCATTACTAATTAATTTTCTACATAGCTATTGGCCGGAATTATTTGATCCAGAATTGCCGCCCTTTGTTCATATTTTTCTAACACCTTTTATTATTGCTGAAAAAGGCAAAGAGCGAAGATATTGGTATAGTTTCAATTATGATGATTTTAAACCACATGAATGGCATGGCTGGGGCATAACCAGAGCAAAGGGATTGGGTACCTTGACAAATGAAGACTGGAAGCATAGCTTACACAAGCCAGAGGTATTACCACTAGTAGCTGACGAAAATATGAAAGAAGCATTGGATCTGGTGTTTAATGGTGTTAGGGCTGATGACAGAAAAACTTGGATAAGTATGTGATATGTATAGAATTAAGTTTAATGAATTAGATTTAAGAAATACAAAATTTTTAGATCATTCAGAAGTTTCATCATATTATTGTGAATTAGTAAATTGGCTAAAGAGTAACTGTAAAGAAACATATAGTTTAAAATACAAAGCAGACTCATTAGATGAGATCTATTTTGACAGTATGTCCGATTTGATATTATTTAAAATGACTTGGTGAAAGAAATGAGATATCTTAATTTAGATAAAATGAGAGAAGGCAAATTTAACTCAATTCTTAAAAAAGAAAAATCGTATATATACGAATTTGAGTTTAAAGATTTACATTTTACTTCCGATCATCATGTTTTTGGTGATAAAACTTTAACAGACGAATTGCTAACTTGGTTAAAAGAAGTACCAACAGGTAATTTCAAGTTTATACATGAATCAGGAATGCTTTGGGGGGTGTCTTTTCAGAAAAGAAGTGATGCGCTCATTTATACAATGGTGTGGGCATGAATAACAATACTGTAATATATTATGATGCCAACCATACGTTTTGGGTTTTACAATTTCAAAAAAGAAAAAATGAATTTAAAGAATGGTGTGAAAATAATAATGCGGTAATGCAATTTAGAGATTCCATCGGCGATTATGTTAGATTTGATATTATGCCAAAAATGTATTATTCTAATGTTAATTGTAAAGAAAATTATAAAAATTTAATAATGATATTCAAATTGAGATTTTTAGTAAAAGAATTACCATAAAACATGAAATTATCCAGATTTCAAGAAACATTATATAAATTTGAAAAAGAATATCCACATACATATGATGTGTTTGACGATGTAGAGTTTTATTATTATGAGGGAATAATTAAAAATATGGGGATTAATTCTTCAGAATGGAATAAAATCGCAATACCTTATGATAGCAGCGGATATTACTTAACTAATTGCAATGTTATAAAATATGGATTTAAGCGAGAACAGGATTTATTATATTTTAGATTGGCGGTACCAATACATGAAAAAAACAAGTGATTATATTTTAGACACTTCCAGAGAATATGCAATTTATGTATGTTCTAATAGAGCAATACCAAGAGTAACTGATGGATTAAAAGACGGTCAAAGAAAAACACTTTGGGTTATTAGAAATAAAACCGATAAAATTAAAACAATATCTCTAGCAGGTGAATTAATAAGCTCAAATTTATTTTTGCATGGCGATCAGAGTGCTGCCCAAACAATTAGTATGATGGCTGGCCCATTTTGCAATAATACACCATTTTTAAAAGGTATTGGTAGTTTTGGTACCAAGGTAAGCCCGCAAAGTTTTGGCGCTCCAAGATACACATACGTTAAAAAGAACAAAGCATTAGAAGAAATAATGTTAAAAGATTTAGACATTGTTCCATTAAAAGAAAACTATGATGGTAGTACTCTAGAACCAGAAACATTTTTACCAATTGTACCAACCGTATTACTCAATGGTATTTCTGGTATAGCCGTTGGTTGGTCAACTGACATTTTACCGCATAGTTTAAAAGATTTAACAGATGCGGTTTTGGCTGTTCTGGATGGCAAAAGCATTAAACGAATCAAACCACATTATGATTATTTGGACATTAATGTGAATGATTTGGGCGGAAGCCAATGGGAATTTTTTGGTAAACTAGAGAGAATTGATCATAGCACCATAAAAGTTAAAAGTTTGCCACCTGATTTAAGTTTGGAAAAATTTAGAGAACGCCTTGATCAATATGAAGAAGAAGGCAAAATCAACGATTATGTTGATGATAGTTCTGAAGAAATACAAATCATTATTAAATTCAAACGTGGTTATTTGACTGATAAAACTGATCAAGATTTAATTGAATTTTTAAAATTGAAAAGTAAAAAAACAGAAAGAATCGTAGTATTGGGATTCAATGGTGATTCTATCAAACAATACGAATGCCCGGAAGACCTAGTAGTGGATTTCGTTCAATGGAGATTTGGCTATTATATTACTCGTTATGAAAAAATGTTGGCAGATGATGGTTATGAAATAAAATATTGGCAGGGTCTAAAAGCCTGCTTTGATAAAAACATTCCAAATAAACTGGTAGGAAGTAAAAATAAACAGGAGATTGTTGATAAAATAAGTAAAGTTACCAAAGACTTAGATGACAAACAATTAGATAAGCTTGCTAGTTTGCCGACCTTTAGATGGAATGATGAATACTACCAGGAAGTCCTAAAGAAAATATCCGAACTTGAAAAAAGTATTCAAGAATATACAGATATATTAGCTGATAACAATAGAATAATTGATATTTACAAAAATGAAGTCAAAGCTCTTAAAACGTTAAAAATGAGTTAATAGCTTTTTCATCCAATCACTCATCGGGGCGCCATTCATTTCAGCAAGTGTTTCTTCCAAAAGCCGGCCAATAATTCTGGCGCGCATAAGCATTTTGGCATGTTCGCTGTCTACGCCTTCATTTTCCAATTCAAGCATCATCGCTGCCAGGGTTTCATTAACAATTTCAGTAATTTTTTTTGTTGGTTGATCTTGCGTGATTTTATGTGCTGGTGTACTAGTCACGGCTTCAATCTTTCGGCGCTTGAACGCACTAAACTTAATTACATTTTCATCAGCCATTTTAACTCCTGATATGGTTTGGGGTAACAGTTTGTTACCCCATAACTTTACAACACTTCTGTGAGTTGTCAACCGTCAGACACAAAATCACTTTCCCAAATAAAATTTACCTTATAACCATTTTGTTTAAAAACTTCTTCACGTTTGAGTGTGTTAAAATATAACTCACCAAAAGATAAATTCTTATGTCTATTATCCTTGGAATGATTAGTTGTTTTTGGATTACCGTGCCAATAATCACCATAATATTCATAAATCGTTTTTGTATCAGGACAATATCCATCAACAAAATATTTTTTAGAATTTATTTTTATCATATATTGTCGATATTCAATAGGTATACCATGTTGATCTAACCAGATTGTCTCATTTTTGCTATTATTGCCTAATCCACATTTATTGCATCCCCTACCCTCTAAATGTGAATGAGCCACTTGCCAATAAGAACCATGTATTTTACATATAATTTCAAGTTTTGCATGGGAATCGGTGTATATTGTATTGTCATATAAATATCTATCGCCATGTATACTCTTGGCTTTATTAACAAAAATATCTTTATTATGTATTTTAATTTTGCCTGTTTTTTCTGCTCTTGATTCGTTACCACATGAGGGGCAGCCACGTGGTCGTATATGATCATGGGGAGTCTGTTAAACTCTCCATGATTTTCGCATATAATTATTATTTTAGTATAAGCATTAATATAAGAAGTTTTTGAATAATCATAACGATAATTATGAACTTTCTGTGCTTCCTCTATGAATTACTTATTAGTTTTTCGTCTTGGCATTTATCTACTATTAACGATATTCATAAATTCTAATCTTAACCCAGAATCTTTGAATCCTCCGCCCAATTTGCTAGTGATTGTATATGAACCGGTATCTTCTACACCACGCGTCTTCACACACATATGATCAGCCCGGATAACAACCGCCACATCATCAGTGCCCAAAATATAACTCAAAGAGTGATATATTTGTTCTGTTAATCTTTCTTGAATTTGTGGTCTCCTAGAAAAATATTCAACCACTCTGTTCATTTTACTTAATCCTAACACTCTATTTTTGGGTATGTAAGCTACAGTGGCCTTTCCTGTGATGGCAACAAAATGATGTTCACACAATGAAGAAACATTAATGTCCTTTTCAACAACCATGTTTTCATAACCCATTTTATTTTCTACAACAGTACATTTGGGAAATTTATTTGGGTCTAACCCCCAACAAATTTCATTAACATACATCTTTGCTACTCGATTGGGAGTATCTCGTAAACTATCATCACTTAAATCTAAATTCATTAATTCCATTATTTCTTTAAAGTGTTCTTTAATTGCGTTAATTTTTTTATTACGTTCTTCTTCAGTGAAAGAATGACTAGCATTTAATATTGGAGTTTCAACTCCCTTTTCTAACAAATAATTATAAATTCTCCGTCCCAATTGTGGATCAACTTTTTTTGAATCATATGACATGGTAAGTCTCCTTTAAAATATATTTAATTTTATTACGCGAATTCTTCAAATAGGTCTTCATTCCATTCTCGATGACCTTCTCGATATGCCATATTGCTTTGGGTTTCTCGTACTTCAACTCTAAAGCACCATAGCCTATCTGCTTCACCGGGACCCCACATATCAGGTATGTAAATACCGTTAACATATTTGTATAATATGTCAGCAAGTCCCTCACAACCCAATTTAGGTAATACCGTTAATTTTGCCATCTTGCGACTTTCCAATTCTTTATAGATATCCATATTTGGATCATCTGCTGAAACTAATAGAGTATGATCAAATTTTTCTTCTAAGAATTTTTTCAATTCCTTTAATCCACCATAATCGCTTACCCACGACCTTGCATCAAGATCATCAGCACCGAAATAAAATTTCATTGAAAACGAGTAGCCATGTATTTTATTACAATGACTGTCTGCCTTCCATTGCCGATAAGCGCAAGGAAACGCATCATGATATTCTTTTGTACTTACCCATTTATATACTCTAGGTTGATTTTTCATATGTAATTCCATCCTTTTAATGTGTTAATATTTTTAGATATTTGGTATCTCGTTAGGTGTAAATCTTCCATACAATCCTTTATTGAGCAATATATTTTATCAGGAGTTTGTATTTTTTTGTTGGTAGTAGGGGGCACACCTCTAACCCAATTAGTCGGTATTTCTTCAATATTAGTAACGTATTTCTTTTCCATAGTATTCGGATTATAGCATCCGATACGATTTTTAGTAGTTCCTTTGTACCACAACCCTGGTATAAACCCATTTGGTATAGTTTCCCCAGGATACAAATAAATTTTTCTTTCACCATTGTGATATATTTTAGCACCAATATTAGGCCCATTTTTTTTCTTTGGATCATTACCTAAAGTCCATCCTTCTGGAACAGTATCATTTATTGGTATTTTTTTAGCAATATTGATTATTGGGTTAAAAATATATTTCGTAGGTAATTGTTTGGTTCCTAATCTACCTTCTTTTTGTGCCTTTAAAAAATTTTCAGTTTTTGAAGTGTCGCCACCTACTCCCGATTCAGGAATTAAATTTGCCCATTCTTTACTTTCAACGATGTTATAGAACTTACTATAATATAGTCCTTGTTTTTCTAATTCTTGAGCAGTAAACAATCCCAATACTGTTGTTTTTATAGTATAATCCGGATGAGCTCTTAGAATTCTATTCCAAAATTTACCAGAACCTTTATAATTTATGTGATCATTAATATCACGTAAATTCTGTTTCTTTTTACAAAGATATTTCATACCTGTTTGTTCTATTTCTTTGATCATCAAATAATACATGTTAAAACCTCCATAGTCTAATATTTATGTAAACTATGATAATATTCTTCTTAGGCCAAACTGGCATATAAATGTGTTTGAAGTTGAAATCGTAATCCATGGATGACACAATATTGAGCTGCATATTCATGATTCTTTTGATTTTCTTTTAAATCTAGTAATCCTGGTTCCCAAAAACTAATTACTTCATCTGTTTTTGAACGCTCATCTAATTCTATCCTATTGGTTTTCATTCTAAGATCTTTAGATTTTTGTGGTTCTGAATTATATATATTCATTGGACTAACAAAAATTTCCTTACCAGTTTTTTCTTTCCATTCAAAAGCCCAATCGGGAATTGAACTGTAAGGACTTTCTGAATCAGCCTCCATTACAAATTTTAAACAACTTGCTACTTCTAAATTTTTTAAGTTAGGTTGTATATACCTTAAAGATACTCCATTTTCTTCTAAGCATTTGGGGCTTATAATTATTGTTGTTGATGGCGGTATACTGGGTTGATGAATTATACCATTTGATTCTATTTGAGTATATTTAAATATATTACTCATATGATCCAAAAAAGGTCCTAAATTTTTCTGTAAGGTGGGTTCACCACCAGTCACCACTAATACTAATTCATTTTTGGTATTTTCATCATGCTTTGTGAACTTTGGTCTAACCAATTTTTTTTCTAAATAAAAATCTTCAATAACTTTATCAATTTTATTTGATGTTTCATCAAATGTTAACCAGTCGCCATCATCAAAAAATGTATCACACCAACTGCATCTCAGATTGCATTTTGCTAATCTAACAAAAACGGCAGGTTTTCCACTATACACGCCTTCGCCTTGTAGTGTGTAAAATATTGATGTTACGAACAATAAATTATCGGGTTTATCTCGAAAGAACCTTTGGCCTACGACTTCATTTTTTCCGAACATTGTGCTTCTCCTTTATTATAAATGTTATTATAAGAGAAGCGGGGGAGATTTGTCTATTTGCGTTTAAACTTGTCTCTTGCCCGCTTACGCGGTAAGTTTGACTTTACCTTACTCTATAAATAATAGAGTATTACTATTTATTAATCAATATAAAGGAACTAATAAATGAAAGAAATAATAGAAAAACTTCAACTCTTAGAAGATAATATTTTAGATAATAAAATTGAAGTGGCTCATTTATTTGAAGCAGATGAAGATGAAGAAGAACAACCACAAGCAGACAAAGCAAAAGGATTACGGGTTAATGCTCAAGTATTAAAAATTATATCGGAAAAAACCGGAATAGAACCACAAAAATTAAAATTAACACTCAGCAAAACATTACGTGAACAAAACGTGTCGAATGAAGGTAGACAACATATTGCAAATATGCTAAAGTTAATACTTAGACAACAACCCGCATTTTTAAATAGGATGAAATAAATCATTGGATAATACTTCTGATATATTAATTGTTGATAGACCAAAATTCTATGGCACATATGTTTACTCAATGAGTTTATCATGTGACATTTTGGATTGGCATGAATATTTTGCCATAAAAGAGGAACTTCAAAATTTAGTTGGCGTGCCGGGAATAATTTCTGGATCAAAACATTTGTTAACATATTACATATTTTTTAATGATTCTAAATTATTAAGTGATATATTAGATTTCGCTAAAAATAAAAACTTGTTGATACATAATATTAAAAAAATATCAGAAGAATTTTTACACGTTACTCTCAAAAGAAAGAAATACAATAAAAAGGGTGATTGGTATGGCGAATATAGTTATAGAATACGGTTGAAACGCCCATATTTTGATTTTTCCGATATTAATGATAAATTGCAGGGTAAAGTTACTCTTTCACAGAACAATCCGGCATTATTTTATATGTCAAACTTAAACGATGTTATTCTATTTAAGCTTCTATACAGCAGTTACATATTAGAAATGCATGATTCACAAACTGTTAGAGGTTAATGATGCGAACCAGAGAAGATTTAGAACGAGACATAAATCTTTGGAATAGGTATATCAGAGGTCAAATACCCGTTAGGTATAATGCATTCAAATTATCAAACTATAAAACCAAAATTACAATTGATTTGCATGGGCTAACACTTACCCAAGCATATGAATTAGTGCTTAACACAATGATCAACAAGCATCACAAACAAATAACAGTAATAACCGGAGCATCCGGGGAAATTAAAAGACAATTTGAATTTTGGTTAGATAACCCAACTTTTAAACCGCTGTATAAACGTCATAGTATTTTAAATAACGGCAGTTATCTCATAATTAAATAAGAGTGTATTTGCCCGCATATAACGAATTATTTCTATTTTTCAAAATGTTAATTTTACTAGATTTTTTATCAGAAATATTATCTACCCCTATTAATTTCTCAGTCATTAAATAATCTTGCTTAAGTTTCTCTTTTTTAGCCAAAAGTTTATCAAAATCATTTAACAGTCCATATTTGTTTAGTATGGCTGTTATTAGCCATTTGGGCTTATGCTTAAAATTATTTGTTGTAATTCGATAATCAATATCGTGCAACTCGGAACTAACTTTTTTGTATTCTTTTTCTATTGATTTTAGTATAGGGTCATTATTTAAATCATGATAATAGTTAGACCATTGGGATATATCATTTACCCATTCTGTAACTTTTCGCTCAGCAAATATCAAGTGAATAAACGCGGCCCACAAAAATAATCCCATAAGCAAAAAAATTATATTTTTCTGCAAGAGTAGCATTACGCCAATAGCAGAAAGATAAAATATATATTTCATTATAATATTCCTTAGTAATATTGTAACACTGATAATTTTTCTAACATTATTATTTCATTTTCTAGTTCTTGTTTTTGTTTTTTTAAGTTATAATAATCATTGCGTATTCTAAATTTATTTAAGTACGCAGCACACCATTTTTTGGGTCGAAATTTATGTTTATGTGCAAACAAATAACCAAAATGGTAATATTGGTCATAATAAGTATAATCTATTTCCCAAAGTTGGTAAGAAATACAATTATATAATTCTATTTTTTCTTGTAATATTGGATAATCACTTTTTTTATAAAAAAATCCAAACTGTTTTACATTTGCTTTTTCATAGGGGAAAATTTTTCTCCCCCAAGTTAAAGATTTAACCCATGAATAACTGATGTATCCACCAATAAAAATAGACAACATTGCTGCACTCACCACATAACCAATATCAATCATTAAACTCAATCCACTACCCAAATACATACCATACTATAAATTATTATAATGCAAAACGCAAGGACGATATGCGAAAAGATAGGTTGTTTCTTGCGCTGCAATGCAATATATAGTATTAGTGAACTTTTAAAAACAAGGAGTAAATTATGAATTTTTTCATTAAACTTTTTTCTAACTTATTTGGGGATCTAAAAAATGATGATTGGGCCGTAAGATATATGGCTATCGAATACCAAAAAGATTTTTCGAACTTGAAAAAGACTGGGGTTTCCATTAACCCCGAAGTTGCGATGGCGTTCTTATCCAGTGTAGGAGACCAAAATGTTAAGTAAAATTAAAAATTTCTTTGTATCAATATTGCAAATAATGATACGATCTAGAGAAATGAAAGCCAAAGCGTATGTGGACTATTACAAAAAACATGGATATTGTCCGTTCTGGGAGTGAAACAACTTATTCACCACCAAAAACCAATATAATTTGAATAAGATCAATTTCTTTTTTAAATCCAATATAAATATTAGACCCTCGGTGAAAAAAAATCGGAGGGTCTAATTTATTTTCTCTACACCAATTAATAATTAATTTTTGATTTTTGGTTATTATATGTTGAGAAGGATACTTTTTATCTAAATAAGCATCAGAAATTTGATCCAAAAGATAGTAAAAATTTGTCATCAATAACATAAAATACATAGTTATAAAATATAGTATACCCATAAAAGCATACATTATAATTACTATTTTAATGAAAAACATAACTTTTAAAAAATTTATATATCTTTTCATTTTATTATTTATTTTTAATAGTAAATATTCTCTAGTTAAATCTTTAGCTTGAAGCCATTCAGCATATTCATGTATATTATTATCATTTACTATATCTTTATATTTTTTATTTAAAACATAGTACTCATGAGTTTTAGTAGATTTTACACCATTAATAGAAATTAAACTTTTATTTTCTTTAAATTTAAAAGTTTTACTAACTTTTTTCCAATTATTTTTATGAGTTTTAACTTCATCACCAACTTGTATTTTATCTATTGGTTTTAATCCGGTCCTGGTTAATACCAAAGTTCAGGCAATAAAGCAGCCCGGACCAATACCAACCTTGGCAATATCTGCACCGGCCAAAATCAATTCCTCTGCCATTTCTGCTGTAACAATGTTTCCGGCCATTATGGTTTTATCAAAGAATTTTTCTCTAAATTTTTTCACTGAATCAACAAAATGCCGGGTGTAACCATTGGCCACGTCCAAGCATACGTTTTGGATAGGACTATAACCTAAAGTATTGATTAATATACTATTTAATTCAACAAACTTGCCCAAATCCGCAGACGAACTACCGAGAGTATAAAATACATATATCCCCAATCCAGCATAGTTTATAAAAAAATCACTCAATTGATCAATGGTGTAATGTTTGTGTATAGCAGTATATATATGTTCGCCAGATAGTGATTTGGCCATATCAAACGTGCCAATACTATCCATATTGGCCGCTATAATCGGAATACCGGACATAACTTTGTTTGAAAATTTCGTAGTGAAAATTCTATCTAAATTTACTTCTTCTCTGGAACTTAACGTTGACCTTTTTGGTCGAATTAATACATCTTCAAAATCTAGTTTTGGGTCCGTCTCAATTCGCATGTTTAAACTCCAGTAATATTCTTATTATTATAATACAGAATTGTTCATTAATTTTCATTAATATTTTTGATATAATGTCTTAAGTTCTTCTGACGTGCCAGGCATTTCTGAATATTTTTTAATTGAACAATAACTTGATGGTGCTGCTCGACCTTCTACTGCATCAATATACATAGAAAATTTTCCTTCCGGGCTGGATATCAATTTATTTGATATACCCAATTCTCGTAAGAATTTTTTAAATTTACTCACAAAGGCAGTATCAACGGCCAAAAACTTAACTTCCGAATAATAATATTTTTTTTCAACGATTGACAGCTTGAGTAGCAATAATACTTGATCAATAGGATAAGGAGTATAATCCTTGCCAAAACCAACTTTTTTATATCCCAATAGTAGAACATTTAATCCCTTAGTCCATGCTGCAATCAATAGTCTAGCGGTTTCTTCCTGAGGAGAAGCACCAATTACGTGTTGCGCCAATATAGAAATATTATTTTTTCTATTAAATTTTGCTGTATCATTTACTACTTCGTTTATTTTAATTACTTTGTTCAAATCCTTTTCTGACAACACGGATACGCCTATTGCGGAAACATATTTTCTAACCGCATTCACAATCTGTTCGTCGTTTAACCACTTCACAGAAAAGGTGGTAAAATTAACTACCATACCTTTTGAATCAATATATTCAAGTATTTCAACAAAATTTGGATGAGTCGTGGGTTCTCCTCCCCCAAGTGCAATTTCCATCACTTTGAGGTCGGCCATCATATCAACATAATGCTTAATTCTTTCAAGAGAAGCATGAACACCCTCTTTTGTGCTGCCCATGTAACAAAATGAACAGCCATATGGGCAGAACTGTGTGATTTTTAAGTCAACCAATTCGGGTGTGGTGGATTTTTTATAAGGGGCAACACCGTCTTTAAGAGAAACACGTATCTTTGTACCACTCATTTTAGAGAAGAAGGTATAATAATCGCCATCTTTTCTTATCATCTTTTTAGAAAGTGGATAATCTACACCCAATGTATCATTAATAATATAATCCAGTTTGGCGTTTGTGGGCATATGCGGATTGCCATCAGAATTATCATTCCCACCAAAAATTACTATTTCATCTTTTGATAAGTATTCACGTAAATCATGCATGAATGAAATATAATCAGACGAAGTTATATCCACCCCATCCATACACCACACGCTTTGGTGATCAACCCCCAAAGAAATATATTCGTCGCCTTGTAAGCCATTTGCTTTATAATCAGATATATTTACGCCGGTGATATCATAAATTATCTGTATTGCTACATCGTCATCAACAGTTCTATTCAATGCAGTGTATAATTGGGCCGCAAAATATTCCATTTTAGAATCAACAGTTGTCAATACAAAATTATCCCAACCGTAAATTGTATCATCATTATACCTTTGGGGGATGGTCCCCACTAACGGTTTTGGGATAATTACAACCGAATGAGTGCTGGATGAGTTGGTTGCGAACCCTGCACGAATATTATGTATTTTTATCATTAAAATTCTCCATAATAGTATAATTCAGAATATGGGTTCGTGTTTGTTGCATTGGTATTGGCGATATACGAATATACTTCCATCATAGTTTGCATTTGCATTAATTTATGTTTCTTTTCACTATTTGTATTATTGTTTTCTTCATCAATAAATCTTTGATAATTAGCAGAACGATAATATTTATGGCCATCTGTGCTAATTAATAATTCGTTGGCTTTGGCCCATTTAGGGTTCACATAATGAGCATGATAATGAGTAGCGCCGCTTGATTTATCCTCAACATACCCCGCTCGCATTAAAACACTTATACGGACAATTTCATTCCAAATTCTTACATCATTATTATTTGCAAATTCAATACGATCGGGTTTCCCGTCATCTGTCCATGAAAATTGAGAAGGTTCCCAAACAACTTCACATATAGTTTCAGAATATCTTCGATCTCTAACTCTGTTCATCGTGGTCATTCCAACCAAGGTTTGGTCTTCAATTGAAGTACTTCTGGCTTCAAACCAAATATTTTGTGCCAAACAAAAAGTTTCTTGAGCATCCATTTTTTCTAGTTCAATTTCATATAATGGATTTTCAGCTATAAGCGATGTGGCCATCATGATCATGGCCCCTAAAGTTTCCGTATATCCAGAAATCATTGAATTTTCCTCTTTTTATTTAACAAAACAACTAAATTCCATACCGTGCAGTTTGCCTATATATGGAGCAGTCCGTTGTGTTCTAGTTAACACAAGGCGCACTACGGTGTTTTCTATAACAACTACCATTTTATTATCAGTTTTACTAATAATGTCAGCATTCATAGAATTACCATTGTTAACAGATGTGATAATTACCTGTGTCATACGTCGCTACTCCTTTGCTTCGATATAATATAACATTCCTGTAACATGTCAAGCTGTTTTTTCCGTAACTTTTGCTCGTGTAATAATAGTTTCTTTATTATTTTTGAAAGTATTGTGTGCAATAATTTTAGCTGACACAAGATATTGTTTATCAACGGTTAAACTTGCCTTACCATGATTAAACCAAACATAAACATTGCCCATACTATCTATGAATTTGTTGATAGTAGAATTAGCGGTGGTAAATACTTTGAATAATGTAGCATCAATATCAATCTTATCACCAATTTTGCCTTGGTGCGTGGATTGTGATACATCTACGCCAGTTTTTTTAGCAAACTTGTTTTGATAAGCGCGCACCATTCCAGCAATTAAGTTATCATCCGAAGTTTTTGCCATACCGTCTCGTGCAATAACTCTAATATTATTCAAAAAATTGTTTCCAGAAATTTCCACATCAGGCAAACCACTAGCCCAAGCGATAATTTGATCGGCTTCTGTTGCATAATTCGCATTTATTGTTGAATTATTATAAAGCAAGTGTGCCAAATATGCAGTAGATTTATAATATTCATTATTTTCCTTAGCTTGTGTGGCACTATACCAACCATGATTCGCAATCGTTTCAAGTGTAGCCATAATAAAATCTCTAACAAAAATATAACCAACATATGTGGTGTTAATAGTATGGCTATAATCTTTGCATGATTTGCGAACTTGATGAATCGTTTCATAATATTTGGCTATTTTTGCAGGCGTAACCGCGTTAATGAATTTGTTGATACATGAACTACCAACAATCTTATATTCGTTATCTTTTAGAATAACATAGCCGGTTTTTCTATATCTAGTATGGTTGCAATGTTCGCATACACTACCAATAGTTTGATATATTTCAGGAACAGCCTTATTTGGTGAATTATATATCAGATTACCATTTATTCTATCATAATCAACTTTAGCAATGAATTCCCACCCCTCGAAGGTGGGCACTTCTCCGGAGATCATGATTTCCCAAACTCTATTCACATAATTATTGCTATCACGAGTATCCTTGAAACCAATTACCATCATAAAGATTCTAGGTAATCCAATTTTTTCATTTTTATCAGAAAGGCTTTCAATTTTTTTCTTGAGTATTTCGTAATTTTCCCGAGGAATATTAAAAATAAAATCTAATTGATCTGTCATCACACCCTCCATTTATTCTAAAATACAACATTTCATAAAGATGTCAACTATAAATAACATTATTACCACATATTGGGAGAGATTATGGCGTTAGCCGGCAAGCAAGTTAAAAATACATATCAAGGATTATTAATACTTAACAGCAATAATCAAGGTTTAACCACGACGGCGCAATCAGTTAAAGACGGACTAGATATAGCAAGTCCACTATCTTTGGCGACCGATAAAGTCTTAATTCACGGAAATGCATATCCTGCGGGGTCCGGCGTTACTGGCCAAGTAATCACCACCGATGGCGCGGGTGAATTAAGTTGGAGTACCGTGTTAACTGAAGTTTCTGGTGATGTTAAATATGCTAGATTAAATTCTGAAAATAATTTTACGGCTCCTAATAATTTTTTTAATCAAAGAGTAGCAGCGACTAATTCAGCCTTTTCTAACTTTGATTTAGTAGTCACTAATGCACCGTTAAATCAAAAATTTATAAGAATAACAGCAGCTCTTTCAGCCACAAGCGATGACAGACGCGGAGCATTAACTTTTGAATATATAAATGATGATTACACATCATCGTCAGTTGGAATATTACAACAATTTTTGAGATCAGGAAATGTTGCCACACAAGTAGTATTTTATATCAATAACATTGATGCAGCATATATTGATCCGGCAGGTACTTCAACCCCATCAACTAAAACTATTATTACCAGAGAAAAGGGCGATGCAAGATACGCTCAATTAAATCAAACAGTTAATTTTACTTCACTGCAATTAGGCAATATTTCAAATAAACATATATTCTTTGATGGTGTTCAAAATGGAATTAGAGGCATTGCAATATCAGTTAGTGGTGTGTTAGCCGGGATAATTCAACCTGCTGGTACTTCTACTCCTTCTACCACAACAATAATTACCAGAGAAAAGGGCGATGTACGATACGCTCAAATATCTGCGTTTAACATATTTTCAGAAAGACAACGAATTTCGGCCACAATACCCACATTTGATTTTTATGAAACAGATCAAGCAGTTGATAATAAAACTTGGCGTTTGGTTGGATCTAATGGCGAATTTGGGATACAAACCGTAAATGATACTTACACAGTAGCATCAGAAGGATATAAATTAGCCAGAACAGGCAATTCAGTAACTTCGCATAATTTTTATGTAGGAGGAGTGAACACTGCCACAATTACAAATACCGGTACTACTTCGCCATTATTATCTACTATTATTACCAGAGAAAAAGGCGATGCAAGATACACCCAAATAAGTTCAGATGAAAATTTGAAAGAAAACATCATTGGTGCAGTAAGTGCCTTGCCACTTATAGAAGCACTAAGACCGGTAATGTATAATTTTAAGGCAGATGCGTCAGCTAAACAGCATTTTGGTTTAATAGCGCAAGAAGTTCAACAGGTATTACCAAACGCAGTTCTACAAGGTGGCGAAGGTCTTGGTCTAGAACTTAAGGATTTGGTTGGATTGTTGATTAAAGCAAATCAAGAACTTAATACTAAACTTAATGATGCATTAGCTAGAATCAATATACTCGAAGGCAATTAATCCCAATCAATCTTAATTACTTCACAGTCTTTTGATTTAGCATAGGCACACATATCCGGTGTGCCTATTTTACCAGGAAATGCGATTACCAAATCGCATCCACTATCAAACATCTGTCTATTTCGTATGGGTCCTGCAGGATTTTTCTTAAGATGCCGATATTTGTCCCAATCTGCAGGAAAGTCTTCGCAACTTACTGCGCGGTCTTCACACCACTGTTTGGCTAGCGCATCGGCACCGTATGCTTCACCTTGTAAAATGGTTATTTGATCTTTTATGGGCAGCAGGATATCCAACACTTCATACAATCGTTTTTTGTTTGAATACGACCTACCACCACAAACAATTATTCGCATTATGCCGTAGGGCGTTTCGCCGCTACTTGGTCCCTAAATGCTTCCAGCTCTTCAAGAGTAATAGCACCTGCGTGAAATTGACGAAGTTTTTGTTCTGTTTCTTCAATAACATTAACAGTTTCTTCCAATTGTTTTGCTCGCTCTGCCAAACTGGTATCACCCTGCGAAGAATGCAATAAATTTGCTTCCTTAACAGCATCTGCAAGTTCGCGCATACTTTTTGAAAACTGCTTCATAGCCGAAAGTTGCTCAAACCCATTAAAAACATTACTCATTATTTGCTCCTATCTATAATGATCATAATCTTCGGGTGTTACCATAATAACACCAATAAAAATAATCGCAACTATAAAAAATAAGAGTATTAATATAAAAAGTAGTTCATACAAAAGAACAAGCGGCCAAAGAAAAATAACTATAAAAAACAAAGCGTTAACCCAAATGATGGGACCATAAAATATTAAATGAGTTAAAAGTCCAATGGAAAAATAAATTCCATAACTAAAGAGCAATTTTATCAAATTCATTTGGTAAATTCTTTTAAAAATTCATCAACCATTAAATCGTCTGTTCTATTTTCACGGCTTAATTCATAATGTAAAACATCATGGCCATATAAAAATTTAAATTCTTTTAGAACTCGTTCTATTTTAATTTCAATTTTGTGTTGTTTCATCAAACCGATTGCTTTAGTTACCGCGTGTCCACAATCATATCCTTCATCAATTAAATCTGCTATTTGATTAGCCCAATAGTTTGGAGATTTCATAAGTCACACTAACTCACTTTTTAAACAGATGCTTCGGTATTAAGCATATAAGAAAAATTTGTTTTTAGAAAATCTAACACCCTGTCTTCATCGGTATATAATCCAAGATAATTTATTTCCGGCATCCAGTCAATATGAATATATGGAGCGATTTTTGCTAAACCCATTAAAATTCGATTAGGGTGGGGCCAATCACAATCATTTTCCAAATATAAATCAAACCACCTAGCATTTAAACTGGTTTTCAACACTTTATTATATCTTACAAGATCTGCTTCTTTATAATTTTCAACCATTTTACCAATGTCTTGACCTTCTTCCCAAGCACCAAAATCCATACCATAATTTAATACAATAAATTTCATATTTTACTCCGTCTTATTATTTATTTATCAACAATCTTGGTTGGTATAGTTCGTAAATCCAAACCATGCTTGCTATATATAATGCGCGATGGCGGATTTACAAACAATTTTTTAATATCAGTTGCTTGATAAACTTCAGGACAATTAGAAAATCTATCCGTAAAATCAGAAACAATACAAGGAACAGTTAAATCATGTTTTTGTGCAATAAAAAGTCTAGATCCACCTAATAAATTACAAGTTAATTGATTTTTCCTAGCATATTCCGGCAAACTTAACCAATCATTTAGTCTTAATTTTCCTGAAACTATAGATATTGGATTTTTAATTCCATCCAATAAAATACTTTGTTCAAGTTCATCAAACCAAGTTACCATTCTATCATACAGATACGCTCGCTTTGCCCGCCTTATTTCATTATCATTCCAATCCCAGGGGCCAACATAATTATAAATTGATCTAGAAGAAAGTGTAACAAAACGTATTTTATACGGTAACGTTGCGGTCATTTAAATCAAATGTGACATTTTCAAAAAATCTAGCATTTGCCGGATTTGATAAAATAGATATTATATCAGTTGGCAACCCCGTAACCACCAATGATTTTAAATGAAAGAGTGGTTTATATTTTCCAATTCTTTTGAATAAAGCCAATAATGAATTAAAAGTATTATCTTCTAATTCTAAATCATCTATACAACGCACAGAAACCAATACTTCATATTTTTTGCTTGGTAAATCGGTTAACACAGTAACCATTTCATTTAATTTCATTTTAACCTCCATATAGTTTCTTATTAGGAAACGGTATAATAATATTTAGTTGATTACGTGAACTAAACCGACTCCAAATTTTTAAATCCAAATCAGCAACAGTCATATCCCGCATTTCTGCTTCTTTGATAAAAATCTGTTCTAATTCTAAATAATTTTTAGGGAATAATTCTGTTTGATCGTGACCAATATGATTTAACCATTTTACTACATGAGTATCCAATACCGCTAATTTTTGATTGAGTCTTGAATGAACCAAAAAAAATCTAGCTGTTTTTCTACCAACACCAGGAATCTGTTCTAAATCCTGAACAGAACAACTTCGCAAATCTAGGGGATTTGTTAAAAGATAGTGAAAACTTTTTGTTAAAAGACCGTATTTTCCTGTTCTTGCTCTTTTCATATTTTCTAAAAGCGTATTTTTTAAGATCATATAACCAATTTTTTGGAACGGATATTCATATGGGAAATATTCTTCTGCTCCATTTAAAAAATTATCACAAGTTTTTGCAATAGTTTTAGCGGTTTTACCAGCAACCATAATACAAAATATTAAAAATTCCTGTAACTCAGCATCGCTTCTTTCAAAAACTGTTATTTTATATGGATCAATCACAACATAAATACCTTGTATTAAGTTTACTTTAATACTATATTATTAATTGTGGTAACATGTCAAATAGGAGGATAAAAATGTTTTCATTTCTTTTGGGATTAGTAGCAGCATTTGCTCTAGCAATTTACAAACCAGAATGGTTTGCTTACGTCAAGGAGCAAATTGCTGGTGTGTTCACCAAAGCCGGTGTTGATGTACCTGGCGATAAGGACCAATAACGATGAATTAGGGGGCTTAGCGGCCCCCTTTCTCTACCGATCTTACCCATATAAACATTAGTAAATAAACGACTCAACCTGCAGGATTTAGTACAAATATAAATAATGTTAAAATTCTAACAAAATTTATATTTTCAATTTCGTGTATGACAATATTTCTACACACACACGATAAACAATTCCGGACAGTCAGTAATGTTCTACGTCTTGGTACTTAGTAAAGTTCATATTGCCATACCCAATATTATTCCTAATAGCAAACTAATTCCAGCAGCAACATATATCCATAGCCATGCGGGGCCCATTGCTACCAGGCCTTTGGTAATTTGAAAACCAATATAAGTTTCCATTGAAGAAAATTCCTGGTTAGTTGGCTGTACCCACCTGGATTCTTCTGTGCTTTTTGAGCCTCTTACAATACGTCCCATGGTCTTATTCCTTGCCGGCGCGCTTGCTGCGATCAAAGTAATCCAGGATCACTGTTCTTGTCCCAATGGGCATGATTGCGAGAGCGATAGTAGCGACCAATCCACCAAGGACGAATGATAAAAACATGTTAAAAACTCCTATATAAAAACATTAATGCGATACTAACAGGTATAAAATGTTTGTCAAGAGTAGAAATGGTAATTGATTCTGTTTCGAGGCTCAATTACCAAAGCCCAAAGAGAATTAGGCGGCCTTTCTGTTGCTAGGCGGCCAACCCCACTAAATAACGAAAATTACTTAGGATCAATTTCCCTGTTAGGGACCGCTTACGCGGCCATTCTTAGGGGTTCTCTATTGTCATTTGCGACTATAAAGGTTGCACGATGCGGCGTAGCTAACCGGTCCCCAATTACTCTTTAATTCCTCACGTCGAAACATACTCAACCCCATAGGGTAATCACAAAAAGCTTTGTGGAGCTGCCGCCGGCGAAGGCGGGTCCGCAAGGCCTATTCCAATAACTGTTTGGAGTAGGACAATTATATTTATATATGAATATTGCTGGTATGTCAAGAACAATTTAAAATAATTTTATCAAGGGAGTAATTGAAATGAGCTATTTTTCTGAAGGAAAAAATTGTAAAAATTGTGATGTAATTTTTTATAAAGGCATTGGTGATAGTTGTTCAAGGCAATGCCATAATCTAATTATTAATAAAAATAGAGATTATACCTCTCAAGAGTATAGAAAAAACCAGTAGCTTATCCAACTATATATGGTGTAATTGATCAACGTGAACTTAAGGTAGTTCACAAACAAGGTACTACAGAATACGAAGAGATTTAATTAAGTACAAAGGCCGAATTACTTGCCCGAGTTTTCCAAATAATATAAACGATGTCAACATAAATTTTAGAAAAGATCTATTCATCCTATAACCGAATATATAAATTTCAATATTCCAAGTCAGTATGAATTAGATCCAATCTGTTTGTAATATAACCAAACAGTAACCCAATAATACACAAAGAGGCAAACTACTCCTCAATTGATATTAGAGTACCTGTTCCCATTCGTCATTACCAAAATGATAGACCAGACTTAACTGGTTGCAGGTTCAACATTCCTAGCTATCGTTTTGAGTTCTTTAGTATTTTTATTTAGTTCTAGTGTCAACACCTTCTGAACCGGGGTTGAATGGGTGTGCATCGATCCAACCTTGTTGATCGGCATAATAAAATCCAAAACCAAGAACTGCTATTACTGCTATTATTAATACAAATTTCATTTTATTCTCCTTGTCGGGTTACATTATTGGGCATATACCCAATAATATTTATCAAATAAAACTATTCAGTTTTATTTGTATTTTTAAATTCAGATATTTCTTTATCTATAAACCATGCCCAAAATATGTAAATTAATAACCAGAATGTATTACTAGCAACCATAACAATAAGTAAAAATCTAAAGAAATTCGTCCATTCAAGTATACCAGCTTTATGGCAAGTATACCACACCAAACCAAGCCAAGTTGGTTTATCATTTTCAAACATCAAACAATTCTCTCTTTATGATCTGTACTGTTTCTGGGCGGAGTAAGCTTTCACTATGACTACAATTTAATTCTGCTGATCCCACATTGTCATAATGCTTTTGGCTTTTAACTGAAACAACCATGTCACTATCTTCTGCAGAAAATACCTTACCCATATTTGTCACAATAGTAAATATTTTATTTTGGTCAAAATCGCTCTTGTGCAACTCCCTAAATACAGGGCTATCAGCACTGATTTGGTTGGTAAATTTTAAAAAGCGAGCAACTTCGTCTGGCATAAAACCGACCATGAGTGGCATAAAATAACTGTTAACTCGAACTGCTTGCAGATTAACACCGCCCAGGGGGCTTCCGATTGTAACCATTTTTTCAACAGGTATTTCAGACTGCAACAAACATAATCCTATAACGCCGCCCAAACTATGAGCAACGATTTTGACGGGTTTGTCTAGACTTTTAACTTCTGTTTTAACTCTACCTACAGTAGTTTCCAAATCTTCAAGAGCATTGTATTCTATATTATGAAAATCATGTTTGGGCAGTTTTTCTTTAATGTAGTTAAATGCTGCACTGGTCATATGTGCGCCGTGAATGTAAACGATCATTGCTTTTATCCTTACTATGGTATGTTATCAATAAATTATAAAAGATCTTTACTATTTTTTAAAAAATAAACAAATTATAATTATTTAATCTTTCTTCAGCAAATTTAACATAAGTTTCTTCCTTGTCAATACCCAAAAATCGCCTATCTGTCAATAAAGCAGCCACTCCTGTGGTTCCACTGCCCATAAATGGGTCCAATACTATTCCCTTGGGAGGTGTATATACTTTTATTAACCAACTCATTAAATCAATGGGCTTTGGAGTTGGATGGGGATTTCCTGCTCGTTCTTTAGCGGATACTCTAGGAGCATAAAAATACTTTTGATGTTCTGGATTATCAAACAATCCCACAATGTTGCTTGGGTACCTTCCATTTGGATTAGCATCTGTAGTACCTTCATCTTCTCTATTACCTTTAGTATTACCACCTTGGGCAAATGTTCGTCTTTTATGTCCATTTTTAACCCATCCTGTTGGGGGTTCCTTGTCCCATGGGATTCTACTATCTTCAATATTAATAATACCTGTTCCCCATTTATTTTGGTTGGCTTTAATACTTTTTTCACTTATCGGTTTTTGTGCTACTACTATGGGTTCATGAGCAGGTTTTAGTCTATTTGCTTTTGCCATTTTTGTAGTAATCATCCATATAACTTGATCTTTTATTATAAATCCGCCTTCTTCTACTTTAGTAGCCATTCTATGATATAATTCGGGACTGCAAAAACTTAAACAAAACGCGCCTGGCTTAAGCACCCTGTAGACGCCCTGCCACAATTCCTTTGTGGGTACATCTTTATCCCAATCCTTCATATTCATACCATAAGGAGGATCTGTTATGCATCCATCAATACTATTTTCTGGTTGGTTAATTAAAAATTCAATATTATCACCTATATGCAAATCAAAAGAAACCATAAATACTCCTATACAACACATTTTAAATAGATTATAACATGTTTTTTTCGGAATAACAATAATGAGATATATAGAAATTAATGAGGGTGGTGCTTCTGGTAATAAAAGATATAATTCAGAGATTGGATTCGTATATGGATATACCCAAACTCCAATACATAGTAATGAAATTTCCAAATGGGCCATTCCCGACTCAATAGAAAATACTAAAAAATTTAAAATAGATTTAGAAAAATTTTTACAAAAAAATTTAGATCAAGCAATGTTTGATAAATGGGTTAATTTGGGGAGTATTTATTATCAAAAAATTAACAAAAAATTAAAAACATTAGATTATCCAGATGTTACTCAAATTTCTTGGAGTGGTGGGGATAATTCTGGAGATAGCGGTGTTGATATAGGATTTTCTAATCATCCAATAGCAGGAGTAAGCATCAAAGAAGACGGAGGAATAACCCTTGCTAATTTATCAGAAACATCACTTGGGTTAGACAAAGACCGAGGATTTGATATATTTTATAAATACGCCCAAACAGAATGGCAAGAATGGAAAACAAAGGCCGCTCTATTGGTATTAGAGAAAGCAAAAAAACAACCAAACGTTAAATTTTCTCCCATAAAAGACAAGTATAATATCACATATTCAGCAGACGAAAATAAATTTGTTTTTAGTATTGACAATACTGTGTATAAAAAAACAGAAAAAGAAATAATAAATGAACTAGATAAAAATAGAGATTATCAAAGAGTATTTGGGGATTTTCTACAAAAAAATAAAAAATTATTTTCTAATGAAACTAAAAATCTTTATAAAAAAATAGGAAATACATTTGAAAAAATAATAGAAAGTTATTTAAATTCTAATATTAATAATTTGGCCAAATTATTACGTTTTATAGATAAACCGTATTTTTACGCCACACCAAATGAAATTTATTTTGTACCAAGTATTTCACAAGTAAATGATTTAAAATTAAAAAAATTATTTTATGACATTAATGACAATACCGCCTTTAAATTTTCTGCAGGAATAGGAAGAAGAGATAGCGACAAATTATGTCTCATCGACGTATATATACGATATGCTAATGGAATTTTCGCTACTAATCCAACAGTACGAATACAAAATATTAAAAATCCGGAAAATATTTTATGGGATAAAATTTAATTAGTTAAAATATCGTTTTTCTACGCCAAGTTATTCCTGCAGGAGTATCGTTAATTTCCAAATCCATTGAAGTTAATTCACTTCGTATCAAATCGCCAGTTTCAAAGTCTTTATTCTCTTTGGCAATTCTTCTTTTTTTCAACAGTTCTTCAATATTTTTATCATTAAATTCAACGGGCTGCATTTTGAATCCCAACAAACGTAACGCAGACTTTAATGCGCTATATTCACCATTCTCATATAATTCATGCATTCTAGTAATAGCTGCTGGTGTGTTTAAATCATTATATAAATTGGTTAAAATTTGTTCATCAATTCCAGAGGCAAATCCAACATCCTTAATTTTTTCATAGAATTTGGTTAGAATTCGTCTTGCAGCCGTCAAATTTTCATCAGAAAAATTAAGCAAACTTCTGTAATGAGTTGAAAGAAAGACGAAGCGCAATGCATCGCCAGAAATATTCATATTTCTAAATGTTTCAGCGGTAACAATATTACCCAAGCTCTTACTCATTTTATAATTATTAAAATTAAGTATCCCGGAATGTATCCAATAATTTGCCATTCGCTCGGTTGAGTGAGCTGCGCAACTTTGTGAAATTTCATTATCATGGTGGGGGAACATTAAGTCGCTGCCGCCACCATGTATATCAAATGTTTCACCCAAATATCGTTTTGCCATGGCCGAGCATTCAATATGCCAACCAGGTCTTCCCCATCCCCAAGGACTATGCCACCCCATTTCTGTTGAAGGAACAGGTTTCCATAATACAAAGTCTGAAGGACCGCGTTTGAGTTTATTTTCGCCTATTCTACTTTCGGTTTCATCATCCCAAACTTGTCTATTAGATAATGCACCATGTGTTTGAAATAATGATATTTCAAAAAATACATTACCATCAACAATGTATGCATAATTATAATTTACTAATTTGGTGATAAGTTCTATCATTTCCGCAATGTTGTCTGTGGCATATGGTGAGTGAATAGGTGCCAAGTTGCCCAACCATTGTGTGTCGGTAATATAAGCTGCTGTGGCTCTTGCAACAATGGTTTGTGGTGGCTCGCCCGTATTTTTACTTTTCTTGAGTATTTTATCATCAACATCAGTATAATTTCTAACATAAGTTACACGACCATATTTTGTTCGCAATACTCTGAATAGCAAATCACCAGTAACACTAGTTCGCAAATTACCAATATGTGCTCTGTCATATACCGTGGGGCCACAAAAATACATACCAATATTATTTTTATCTATTGGTGTAAAATTATCTACAGTTTTGGTTAATGTATTATATAAACGTATCATATCACTCTCTGGTTAAAATTATATACACACCTATCAAGACCAATTGCTACTTCCAAAACTAATAAATCTTTTTCAACTAAGCCTTTTTTGGTTTGAAATTTAGCTTTTGCGGGAAAATCTTTTCTCTTACTGATAGAGCAAACCTCCATCCATTTATCTCCGTTATCAACTTCAATATCCATAGTAATAAGACTGTAATCTGGTAGTCTGTCTGATGGAATTATTCTTGTTGGTAACCCAATTGTTTCTGCAATCATGCGTCTTACTGGTTCCAAAATATTTGAATGATAATCATTTTCTGTTTCAGTAGTATAAATGCACTGAAATTCCTGTTGGTAAAATTCTTTCAATCGCATATGTTTGGAAGGTTGTTCTTGCTCACGTCTAAAACTCTTACCAGATTGCCATACCACAAACGGCGGTTTAACACCAGAATGGCTGTTCAACAAATGTTCTGCATACACATATGAACTTGGTGTTGTTTCTGGCCTAAGAGTAAGCGGAGTTTCTGTTTCTAAAACCGCTTGTTGCCAAACATCCAAATTGGTATAATTTTGATTAATTTTTGCATTAGGAGTAAGTAATGGAGCTTCAATTTCATAAAATTGCCAAGCCGGGTTCATTTCAAACAAAGCGTTTTTAACAGATAATTTATAATAATCAATAAAAAATCGCCTAAGTAATATACTGCGTTCGTCCCAAAACATTAATCCATTAACATCAAAAAGTGGTAACATGATTTATTCCTTGACTTTTAATTGGTTGTGATCAGTAGTAATGCGTATTCCGCCATATACCTTAAATTTACATTCTTCAAATGTTTCACCAGAATCCAAACATAATTTCATTAGTTCTATTCTATGTTGCCTATTACCATCTGCATTAAATGCAACCAAAAACATTAAACTCACAATAGGTACAAGTACCATTGTGGCAAGCACAATTGCCAACCCCAAATTATTAGTTCCAGATAACAGATGTGTATCTATAAATTCTTTGAATTTATCTTTCATTGTGGCTATCCTGCATTTCCAATATGGCTAAGCCTAGCATATATTATATGCCGGGCTCAGTCAACTGTTTTTAAGTTAATAATGTATTATTCTCTGTTGCCCAATAAATTTAATAGAAACATGAACAAATTAATAAAGTTCAAATACAAGCTCAAAGCACCCATAATTGAAAGTTTTTCAGTAGTATTGCCGGTTAAATACAATTGTTGTAGATTTTGCGTATCATACGCGGTTAAGCCAGCAAAAATCAACACACCAATAATGTTTACCGCAAAAGCTAGTGCAGAACTTGCTATAAAAATATTAGCTATCATTGCTACTAATAGCCCAATTAAACCCATTAATAGGAAAGTACCCATTGCACTAAGATTACGCTTTGTGGTAATACCATAAATGCTTAATCCAGCAAATGCACTTACTGTAATTAGAAAAGTAGTAGCAATACTAATACCAGTAAAAGTTAAAAATATGGTTGATAAACTAATACCCATTAAAGCACTGTATGCAAAAAACATTAATCGCAGTGTATTAGCACTAAACTTTTCCATACCAAAGCTCATAACTAATACCATAACTAGCGGAGCAAACATGAATACAAATGCTTGTGGTCCGCCCAAAAATAATGCAGTAAGAGCAGGTACCGCACTTACTCCATAAGCAGTTAATGCGGTAATACCAAGACCGGATGCCATGAAGGAATATATTCCTGTCATGTATTCACGAAGGCCTTGATCTATTTGTGATGATGTTGTAGAAGCAGTATATTGCATTTTTTCTCCTTATCTAAAAAGACTTATGTATAAATATATAACATCCGTTGCCCAAATACAAGAGTATTAATATGAAATTATATGAATTATTAAACGTACCTCAAGAGCAAAAAAATAAAATAAAGTATTTTGAAGAAAATATTGTATCCGAAAAAAATGATTTTTTGTCAGAATGGTTCAAGGGCTTCAATCTTTATGAAAAATTTGAAGACCCAATTATAGAAAATATAATACAACCATATAAAATTTATCATGATTCTAAAAAATATATGTGTATATTACATTTTGTTATTAATACGAAAGGACCAACCCTAACATTAGAATCGCCAACAAAACCCATTGATTACAAATTAAAAGAAGAATCCAGATATTCACATTTATTTTTTAATAATAAACAGGAAATTAAAGATTTAATTTTACAGTTAAAGTTAACTTTATCACATAACTACATAATAGATATTAATGTTAACACTGATCAACTCAATGAAAATATTAAATCAGAAAAAAATGAATTTTTATATGTTGATAATCCCGGAGGAGAATGGTTAGAATATCAACGTGAAAGAGCAGCTAAATCGCGATTTGGTGGCGGCACCTTAACCGCAAATATAGGCATAAGTAAAAAAGTTGATATTAAAGTAAAATACATTTCTGGACTAAATGGAGTCAATGGTGAGGAAGCATTTAGGTCCGGTGGAATAAAATATTGGGATTTGAAAAAAAGTATAGAAGAAAACGGTTGGCAACCCGATCCCATAATGATTTGGGTTGATTATTTGGGTATAGCCAAAGTAGCTGAGGGTAATCACAGAATTTTTATGGCCAATAAATTGGGTGTTGAATGGATACCAGGAGACATAAGATATTTTGCGGGCGGAGAAGAGCAGCCAGGAAAATTCTACCCGCCTGCTCTTTTTAGATTAAATGTTATTAGACCAAGAGCTCCCGTTCCCCAGCCTGTTATACAATTTGAACAGTAGGAAGACGCTTTTCAACCACTTCGTCAATCTGTTCCTTAATGCCCTTTACACAGTTGCGAACAACGGTAACATTCCAGCCACGTTCAACAAAGCCCCTAGCGGCCTGCTCAACACAAACATCGGAACAAACACCAACAAGTTCAACGTCGGTAACACCGTCTGTTACCTTAATCGCATTAAGAAGGTTATCTCGCATAAAAACCAAATTCATATAGCCATGCATGTCTCTGACCTTCAGATCATCTTCATGCCACATATCAAATACACCCTTTTGGAGAGTATACATTCTAATTTTCGGTGACAAATATTCAAGTGGGTTAACGGCCAATTCCCAGCCATCGGAACCATAGATGCAATGCGGCGGGAACATTTTACCTTCTTCTGAATTATCATATGCAGGCTGAGTATGTGTATCATATGTGAACAATACCCCCGCTACTTCATCGGGATCTAATCCAGCCAAATAAGCGTTGATATTTTCAATTACTGCATCAGCGCCGGGCACAGTCAAAAGACCATCGGGCTGCATAAAATCGTTTTGAGCATCTACCACTACTACAAGTTTCTTAGTCATTTCTTTCTCCTTTCAATATCCACAAAAGTGTGACATTATGTTAATGGTGCGAGCAGTTCTTCGGGATAGTTGTCTAAAACCAAATCCCAATTTACTGAAGGCACCCACTGTTTCCACTTATCATTTCTAAGCTCAATAAGTGTTCTTAGTTCACTGGCCGACGGAATGTCGTTGGTTCCTCGGTCTACCATATGAAGTGTTGGATTTTTAGTAACCAAATCCAACACAAAATGGTCGGTATACCAAGCAGCGTCGCTAATACTACCAGTAAAATAATCTGTTGGTTTACGCATACCAAGCTTTTCAAGTTTAGATAAAATATAGTTTACCCAATCACTTTTTGAAGCAGCTTGGATATCAACAAGGGGGACAATCTTTACTCTATCACCATAAACGTTTCGAACCATTTGCATTCTAACATCAGGTGTGAACGGATCCCAGCGGTCTGGTTTCTTATTTGTGCTGCCAAGACCCAAAATAACCATTTCACATTCTTGAATCATTTTGTTAATAATCATGCAGTGACCAGAATGCATTGGTTGAATTCTCATCACAGCTAAACCAACTTTACTATTCATTTATGCCTCCAACTTGCTCACTGAGTAATGGCAATCAAAAGTTTCAAGAAAATCATATCTCTTATCCAATTCCAAAGGATGATCCAAGTTAAATGGGTTCTTACGTTTGAACCAAGTAGCTTTTATCCTTCCGGTAACCAAATCAAAAACTGTATTTTCTCGCGTTCCTTCCATTATTTTAAGACTATTTTTCAATTTGTCAAATCCATAACAACGTAAATTATCCCTGTCATGTAATTTCTGCAATTCACTCAACATAATGTCAAGTTCTAAGTAACTAAAGCCAAACTGACTTTCATCACCAGCAGCAATACCAAGTCCGTCGGTTGGGTTGGCGCGCCAAATTTCTTCAGGAACACCATTTAATTTTGCCAACATGGGCACTTCCCAACTCTTATACAAACTTTGAATTGGGCTTAAATCGCCAACGTCGCCGTGTAACGTCCAAAATCCCGAAGCAAGTTCAGAAAAATTGTCGGTTGATGCTACTAACCCGCGCAACTTTGCAGCAAGGTTGTATAGGGTAACCATACGCAACCTAGCGCGAATATTGCCGCGGCGAACCAATACAGCATAATCGGTGTTTTCATCGTCACCCAATTCAGAATCAATGTTATATAGACCCCAATTCATTTCGTTGTACAATTTGCTTAACTCAACATTATAGCCAATTCCGCCCAAACTATCAATAGCTAACTGGCCCAGCGAAGTTTCTTTTGGGTTTTGATAAATTGGCATAGTTACACCATGCACCACCCAACCCGCATTTTTAAATAATGCGGCAGTAAGAGCACTGTCAACGCCGCCGCTCATGCCTATCACCACATTTTTAACATTGAATGTTGTTGAATATTTGCGTAAAAATTGAATAATTGTTTGATTTACACGAATTAAATCGCCTTCGTTTAGAAACTTAGCCCCCAAACTTGTATCTAATCGTTCATTAAACCATTCACTAAGTTCGCCAATTTTGTTTTGTCTTGAAATTTCAAGTATTTGTTCTTTTAAATTTTTCATATCTAACTCCTCATTGATATTTTAATGTTATCCCTCACCATTATGATGGGGCAGTCTTCTATTAAATACTAGTAGCTTTATACTTCCGCCACCTTATTATAAGTTGGTTGGGCGCCGAACACTCGAGCGTATCTTGCTATTTCATTTGCGGGACCCATGGCCTTTGCCAAATTATCCGAAAGTTTAACAGTTGGGCGCCCATTGGCTTCAACTACCTTACATACCAAGCTAATTGGTTTAATGTAGTCATCTTCCTTGCCCGGAACACAGCCAATAAAATCATTGGTTGCCTTTGTGCCCCATCCCATACCAACCATATAATCATTTTCAAATGAAGCTTGAATTACTGCAATATCATCTGTACTACCAGTATTAACATCAAGTCCATCTGAATGAATGATAAGATGATTTTTGGGATCTTCACCTACACTCTTATACCATTCGATAAGTTCGCAGGCTCCTTCAAAATTATCCTTACTATCTAGTCTAAACCCGCGCCAACTTTTAATCCAATCGGGTGCATTGTGCAGAAACGCTGAAGTACCAAAAGTATCTGGTAGAATTACCAACATATTGCCGTCATACATTTCCCGCCAATCTTCAAGAACACGGTATGGAGAAGTTAGCAGTTCTTCATCCGAATTCGCAAGAGCGGCATATACCATTGGTAGTTCATGAGCATTGGTACCAATTGGTTCCAAATCGTGCTTCATAGCCAACAGCATATTTGAAGTACCAAGAAATGATTTTTCAAGCCCTTCTTTTAACGCCATAACCACCCATTCCTGCCAAAGAAAATCAAAGCGCCGGCGTGTACCAAAATCAGCTAAACAAAGTTTGGGGAATTGCTTAAGTGTTTCAATCTTATCCCAAAGCTTGCTTTTGGCACGAGCAAACATTACATCCATTTGAAATAAGCTCAAACCACGCATAAGAGCACGGTTGCGAAGAGTATTTACAACTTCAAGAGCATAAATTTCCCACATGGTTACTTCGGGCCACGTTCCTGAAAATGTAATATCATACTGTCCATCATCTGTTTTGTTAACAGTAAAATCCGGAAGATGAAATTCATTTTCAAGCCAATCAACAAACTCGGGTTCAAAAATATTCTTTCTGCCATAGAATGCGTTGCCACGGATCCAAGTAATTTCACCGCGAGTGAAACGTAGTGATCGAACGTGATTTAACTGTTCAACAATATCATGATAATTGATGATTTCAGCAAGCTTAACATCACTTGTTCTGTTTTTGATTGAAAAGGTTACTTTTACGTTGCGGTGCTTTTTCCAAATAAGCTGAAGCATGGCCAGCTTGTAAAAATCGGTATCAAGCAAACTGCGCACGATTGGATCCAAATGATACTGATGATCAACGGCTCTCTTTGCGAAATTAGTGTTCATTATAAATTACCTCACGTTAATGGGTCGTTACGTATGCGGAGCAGTGACAGTTACATCCTGCACTCTTCATATACTATATTTATATGAATCGGATAAAAGGTCAAGAAAAAGATTGACAAAAATGAAAAATAATTTATCATGATAAAAAGGAGTAGATCATGATTTTACGAAAAAATCAATATTATAAAGGTGATTTTAAAACTGGTTGGATAATTCAATCATACCCATATAAATTAATCTATGATAACAACTCTTTAGAATTGTTTAATACAGCCACTAGAAAATTTAATGCCATTTATGCAGCAATGATAGAAGAAAGATTTGGCGACAATATTGGGAATAGACCATTACTTAGTTTAAATAATGTACCAAAAAATAAAATAAGATTTTATTTTAAATCAAAAGAACAATTTGAAATATTTAAGGAAATTTTGTTGATAATGAAATTAACAAAGTAATTTAAGCCAAGTAATGGTTGCTTTATCCAAAACACACGCTATTATCTGCCTATCACGATCATATATGCCATTTTTCGCCACAATATAAAATAATTCCGTTTGCTTTTTTAAAAAATCTTCTGTTAAAACTCTTGTATCCGCATTTTCATGCAAATTTTCAAATGAAAATGAAAAATAAGTAGTGTTGATATGTCGTATTTGCATAATATTAGGGTTATTTCACATGTTTCTTATATTCATCTTGGCCTACCAATGCCTTGAATTTGAGAAGGATTATATGTTCTACTACCAAGAGTAACATTATTGCTTTGATTACCGCCAATATAAAAAATTTTGTTTGTTGCGGGGTCATATCTATCAACGATGGCCACATGTCCACTGCCGCCCGATCTGCTAAACACGACCACGTCGCCTGGTTGAAGTGCGGATGGATTATTCTTATCTAACTGTTGACCATAATTATTATAGTCGGCTGCGCGCAAAGTTCTTCTATAATCTGAACAACTTCTCTTTAAAACACTACCAACAAATCCCGCACACCAATGAACCGAATCTGAATTTTGTGGAATCCCAACGTCTTTATATAACTGCATAATATTTTGATTATTACCACCTTCTCGCCAAGCGCCGCCTTCGGCTTCTCGCAACCGTTGCTTTGCACTCTCGTAAACGCGCTGGCCTGCCGGAACAGAAGTATCGGGTTGGTCTTCACAATCATCCCATTTTACGTCTGATTGGGTAGCCGGCGGGTCTTCATTTTCACCAATTTCTGGGTTTAAATTTGAATCAGAAGGAATAGACCCGTCCGGATTGCGATATTTATTCCTATTTGCTGAATTAGCAGCAAGTCCTTCTCTTTCACTATTACTCATTGGCCGTGGCGGATCAAACTTGCCATTTGAGAATAGATTACTTGGCGCTACCGAAACTTTCCCTCCAATAAACACATCGTTGCTTCCGGTCATAACTTTTGACCCGCAAGCTACAGGGTCACCTATTCTACCCTGTCTAAGACTATTGGTAAAAACAGACGGACTGCCGTCAGCCAAAAAACTTTTATGGATTTTGGGTCTTCGGTGAACTGGCCAACTGTCACTTTGCCGGTGCGCTGGTCTATTATTAAAAAATGTATCAGGGCTACCTTGATTATTTGGCCTAGGGCTTCCCTTACGGTGGCCAGTACATATATCAGCTAATCGAGCGGCACCTTTTGCCATTAGAAAATCCCCATACGTCCAATATCAACATTTTTAGATATGGCGCCGACCGCAGCAGGAACCGCTACTTGTTCAATAAGTGCTTTCAAACAGTCATCCAATTCACCAAAAATTGAAGCAAGAGCTTGGTCAATCAAATCCTGAAAGAATTGAACTATCTTTTTAATTTCATCCATTATTTTACTGAATATTTCACGCATTAATGCCATTGCTTGCCCAATCAATGCTGCTATTTGATTAACAATTAATTCAACTATTTCAGCCAATACTTGCGTAATAGTATCTATTAATGCTAGTATAGTTCCGATAACCGCAGCAATAGCAGCCATAACCGCTTGAATTAACCCCAAAACGGTACCAATAGCTTGAGCAAATGCACCGCAAATGCCACCCAATGTGCTTAAATAGTCCAATAACCCATTCCTCGCACTTATCGCAGATAAGATCCCCAAAAGACCAGCTATTAGATCAGTTGTATGTCCCTTTAATCCTTTAACTGTTCCTGGCATAGCGCCGCCGGTAACTTCTTCAATTTGGCAACCGTAGTATTGTATGGTAGCATTAGTTTGAACCGTACCTTCTATACCGGTAACAGCGTATCCGGCCGATACATCCGAACAACGCCAAATTACTTCATCACTTAATAATTGTCGCATGGGCGGAACAGCTGATGCTCTAATTTCAACATATTCAAAGGGAAAAATATTAGCAGAAACAATTGGCGTTGATGTAACATAAAAATCATTGGGATCCGTAATAGTCCAACCAGACAAATTTGCAATAAACGGCGGTATTTGATTATAAGTAAGGGCATTATTAGAATCCAACAAATCATTACCTATAAAATCAAATACTTGTTGTTGATTAGGACTTAAATCTGCATATGCGGAGGTTAATTGAAAAGCGGTTATTCTAGCTTTTAAGTCTTCTATTAATTGCAATAATTGAGATATTAATCCGGGTTTAACTTCATATTTTGTAAAAACTATTCTATTTTCATACTCAATTGATGCCGATGCATTAACACAGAAATTTAATACATCGTTGTTGATAAAAGTAATGGCACTTACTATATTCAATACTGGCTGTTCTACTTGATAAAACCCTATGCCATAAGTTCCGTTGTTAAGTGGTGTTAAATCAGCAAATCCCCTGGCGGTAGCAAATGCACTGATTATGGCTGTATCTGCACTAACCACTCCTTCAAATAATTCCGGATATTGAATAATAACACCATTATCTAACCAATGAGCATCATTTTCATATACGGGACAAGAAGTGGTTGGTATTCTGAGAACAGATGGCTTACGAAAAGCTCTTAATAAATTATCTAAACGTCTATCAACATTTCCGGAAGTAAGAACAGATTCAATTATTGGCATTTATATTCCTTAATTAGTGATCACAGTCTTTATGTATCTCTGGTAATTGGTACCCATCGGGCACGGTTAAATTACCTTCTTCATCGTATTTAGCTTCCATTAAAACCGAATTTCCCCATTGATCTATAAAAAATTCAGTTTGTAGAGGATTTCCGTTAGAATCAACTTCAGAATTTAACCATATTGAATAAGTATATCCGGGTCGTTCGATTTCACCACTCTTACTAGTGGATAACATGATATGTTTGTCGGATGATATAGAAATATTTTCATTTGAAACAATTTTAATTGGTTTGTGAAATTCAATTACCCCCGTGGTCAAATTAATTGAACATAAATCAGCAAGCTTGATAATATCCGATGAAGGATTTTTAATTATTATCGCATCATCGGATATTTTTATGTTCGTGGGTTTTTTACTAAATAAACCAATTATTTCTTTTAAAAAATTCATATTATAAACGTAATCCTGCTCCCGGAGTTGGAATTTCTAATCCGGTGGTTGCTCTAGTATAACTGGATACAATTTCGTTTCTAGCTTTTGTGATAAACAAGAATTTATCCATAGTAAGAGTTAGTTTTGCATCATCGGGAACACTTAGTACCCAAGGAACAGGAGCAACTGCGGGTTGGCTCATTCCGGGAGCCTGAACCAGGGTAATCATAAGTGGTTTCGTAAAAGTAACCTTCTTATCATCAATTTCTGTTATCCTGCCACAAATTTCTTCACCATTTATTAATTTGGCTGAAAAAATATCATTTTTCTTCAATACATTCTCTAATAACATTAAATGTCTCCCTTTTTTCTATTTTCACTTAACCAAACACTAAATCCACCAGGATATCTACTTGATAGTTTATCCACATTACCTTCAATAACTTCCATTGGATCTATATTTAATGCGTTGCAAGTATTAATCCAATACCAGATTACATCACCCAATTCTTTAATTAAATGTTCTCGATTTTCATCATTGAGTGGCTTGCCATGAAATAAAATTTTCTTAACTAATCCAGCAGCTTCGCCAGCTTCATCGGCCATACCAATTGCACCAGTTAACAATCTGGGTATGTTAACCCCTGTATCACGAAGTTCATGCAACCTAGCAATAAACGTATCAAAGTCTTTTGATGCATCGCTGGTAACGCCATCTACAAAACCCATGTATTCATTTAGCGTAATATTATTTTTCATTATTATCTCCAAGCAATTTATTTACTTGATGATACGTTATAAGTATTGAATATTCAATATTTAATTAAAAATATCCTCATATAAGCTTTCAAATGGTTTGGTTTTTAATTCTGGCTCTATAACATGTTTTATTTTTTCCAAATCATCAAACCTATGACCGCCATGATCAAATACATGAATATTAGTGTGATCATGTGTAAATGTTTTGATTGTTTTTTCATAGGGGATTAAATCATCGTCTTTGGCAACAATAATTTTTACTAATGATTTATCATAGTTCTTTTTAGCTAAATCGGCATATTGTTCAAGTGTATCGATATGTTCTTGCATCCATTCAAATTCCTCACCAGTAGAAAAGTTTTTATTCTTGCCTAAAAATTTAACCATAATTTCTTTTGGTGAATAGACCGGATTAATTAAAATTGCAGGAATATCAAATTTAGCACTCAAATACCAACCATAAAACCCACCTAAACTTGTACCAACAATAAGTGCTTTATTATGGCCATCTTCGTATATTTGTCTAATATGTTTTTCAGCTTCTTTTATCGCAAGAACCGGATCATGATTTAAATTGGGAGCATATACTTTTTCATCAGGAAACATTGATTGCAGTTTTTTAGCCTTGGGACTATCTGAACCAGCTGATGCAAACCCATGTAGATATAATATTGCCATGTTAAATCTCCGGATATCCCATAATCATTTTTTCAATTGGTTGTCCCGCAATAAAACGGGTATAATGGTAACCATCATCATTATAATGTATAATTTCCTTACCTGTCAACTGCTTGGCATATTTATTTTCTATCTTTGGTATATCCAACGTGTCAAATAACTTTTCCAAGGGCCCCGATACTTCTGCCCAAAAATTCTTTTCATTTTTCAAATTACGCAAAACATGTATTAATTCGCTTTTACCTTGCGGTTGCCCGTCAGTACCCAAACCAATAAGTTTATTTCCATGCAAATTTTTAAAAATAATCGATGAAATAATATTTTCATCATCATCAAAAACTAATAGCCACATGCCATTATCAGCAAACATGTGACTTTTGCTATCAAAACTTTTAAATCCACCCAATTTAGCATAACTTTTATCTAGTATTTGCCAAACTTCTTCACCAAACTTTGATTTATCGGTATTTTTATCAATTATAACTGTTTTTGTTTCCAATATAATTTCAAAATATCTCATTATAGCTCCAAAATTTTAAATATTTGGCCAGGTGTAAGATTATGTTCGATTTTGGTTCCATCTTCATACGCCCAAAACTCAGAATCCTCATCTTCATTGTCTGGTTTTTGGGGTATTTTCCCAGGTTCAAAATAGTTATCGTTATATACCCTTAACAAATCGTTTTTATTAACACCATAGATACGAACCATATTGGCCAATAATGATCGTAATGCAGCCTTATATTCCACTTTTCCAAAATTTTGAGTAAACAAAGCCAATATACTATTAATTCCTTGCTCTTTATTTTTTTCAAAATTGGCTACTAAATTATAAATATTTTCCTTTAATGATGGATTATTAATAAAAACCGGTGATATTCTGTCAAGTAATTGGAGAATTTTGGGATTTTTAATCTTAATTTTTGTATCACGGTTTTCAATACCACTATTCATTTTATCATAATCTTCTAAATCATCTAAGACCGTATTTAAAATTTTATATAATTTCTTTAAATAATCATGTTGAGTATCCGGAGAATCACTTTGAATTAATGTTAACCCGAATTTTCTAACACTCTGTTCAACTTCTGCAAATCGTTTGTGATAATCTTTACCACCGATTACTCTAAATTCAACGTATCCGTCTTTCAATCTACCAATATTTACTGCAAAATGTTTATTTTTCCATTCAGGATCTCTTTGTAAATAACTTCTGCTATTATCATCAAGCCATTTAGTAAAAAGTTCAACTATATTAGTTGAATTTACTTTTCCTGGGTTTTCACTATAAAATACTACTCGTTTAATAATTTGTTGAATCATTTCAATGTTTGATTTAACATAATCAGAACTTAGTTCGCCATTATCTAATTTATATCTAACTCTTGGCCATGTTTGTCTTAAAAATTGGTCACCAGAAAATACTATCACTTTTAGAGGATCTAAATTTTTATTTTTGTTTTCATCTTTGAAACTTATTCCAACGTGCAACCCAGATGTCGAACTTGTTTCGTATCCTTCTCGTTCTATGTAATCAAATAGTTTTTTGGTGATGTTAAAAAAATTATCACTGCTCATAATGGGGCCAACAAATTCTACTGCGGTAAAATCAGAAAACTTATCACTTTTAACACTGTCATCATATGTTAATCTAAAAGTTGTTTTTGCAGTTTCTTGAGATACGTATCTGTCGCCGCCGGCTATAGTAATACCAAATAATTTTTCTAAATCGGTTTTTATTTTTGTTTGTACCTTTTCAGATCTTTCTGAAAATTTATCATACGGGGCAAGAAATTCGTATTCCGGGCCAAAATTAAATAAACTTAAATCAACAGATTTTAGTTCTTTATTTCCTGAACGAACTGCTTCGTCTAATGCCCGCTCTTCTCGCAAAAAAGAAATATATTTATGTATTATAGTCATATGTTAATTGGTCCGGATGTATTAATTTTACATTATATTTAGTACAACCACGACGAACTTGGTCTGTCATATCATCAACCAAAATTGAGCACCCCAATTCGTGCGACTTTTTGCCCTTCCATTCTAAATAATTAAATGCCGCTGGCGCAAGTTGGTTTATTCTATCTTCTACTTCTGGATCAATTAATTTAAAATTTTGGTTAGCATACCACGAATATTTTTGATATTCCATTCTAAATTCAACAGGTATGCCATGTAATCCTTTGAAAAATCTTTCATCCAATAAATCATTTTCATAGGCAATGTCCTGCCATACTTCATCTAACCAAGACCCGGTCCTAAATGTAATTAGATAAAAGTTTTTAGTTCGATAATTATCCAAAATATATTTCTGAAGTTTCTGAGAATTCAACCCATTACCTATTAATGTGTCATCAATATCAATTCCGATATTCTTATGCGAATTAAGCATACACTATTTTCCAATTCTTATCATCTCTAACATATCTATTGTAGATAGTATAATTTTTTGATAATTTGTCAAACGGTAAAACCGTATTCAATTCGTAGTTTAATACATAATCATTTATTATCAATATCATTAACTCATCCGATCGATCAAGATCTCGTATGTACAATAGTTCCATACAATTATAATATAATTCTTCAAAAGTTAATATTAATGTTTCAGCCATCATTACTGCTCTTGCCACCGAATCATAGCCGTTAAAATAAACTATTTCCCAAGGACTTGGCCATTCTTCTGGTCTATCATAATCTAAACAAAAAGTTTGCATGGGGGCTTGCCACCAAAAATTACTCACACTTTCTAATTGTTTTTCAAACGATTTTTCTTTTAACTCATCACGCAAATCGCGCCAAATCTTAATTCGTTCTACCGGGTTTAGAATAAATGGATTGATCATATATTACCTATTTTAAATGGAATTATTATATTCGTAATTATAATACATAATTACGGTTTCGCTTTCACTATTCGAGGAACGTAATGTGCATACACTGCCACTAACTAATATATTAAATTGGATTCCCATCGCAGACCCTACTTCTGTATATTCTTCGTCAAATATGGCAGTGCCATTAATTTCAGAATTAGTTATAATATTAAATTTGCCCAGTCTTCTTTTGGCTGATACCGGAGGAGTAATATAATTGGGCACCAAAACGTAATTAATTTCTATTGTATTTGCTGCCTGTTGATCAAAAACTATAATAGGAAGGTTTGCTCCCGGTGTTAGAGATAGTTTTCTAAGTTGCTTTTGAACAAAATCCTGCGAATTTAAAACAATATTTGCATCTGATCTAGAATAATTTACCCGTTTAATATTATGTCCACCAATGGGCAATGTGGGTCCAAGTAATGGTTGTTTATTTAATTCATCAACAAATGATCTGCCAAATGTATCACCAATAGATGCATTTAAACTACTACCCGGTTTAAAATTAATTATAGGAGTAGTTGGGGAAACTGCAAGAGCCGTAAAATCTAAACTTCCATTATTTGTTGAATTATTACCAACATTATCAAATCTATTACCAATAGAAGTTACGCCGCCACCAATATATTCAATATCTGTTTTAGCCAAAGCTGACAAATATGCTGGATCAGATATATTAGATTCTATACCTTCCCGTAATATATTTGAAAAATACGAATTTGTAACTTTAATATGCTTTGGTCCTGCAGAGCCATAGGTAATTTGGTTGTTGGGTATTGGTTGATTTTCCTGTTCAGCAACCACCACACCTTTCAAATGTCTATTAAAAGTATTATTAATATATGAAATGTTGGATACATCATCGGTTAAAACAGCGGCATATGTTGTATCTTCAAAATCACAATTTATAAATGTAATATTACTTGGTTTGTATTTATGATCCATCGCCGCATATGAATCAATTACCATTGCAATACTATCACCATTTATTCCTACAACGGATTGAACTGACGGTTGACCCGGAAAATACCTTACTATTCCTGGTGAATTATTAAAATCAGAAACCGTTTCATTCATTATCGACCAATTACCTTTAAATTTACAATCACTAAATGTAACATTTTTCGCACGTATTAGCCTACCTATATCAAAAGGAGTATTTGTATTGTTGCTTTGGTTATAATTGATTTCAAAAGTAATTCCAGCAACAAAAATATTATGAGGCAATACTGTTGATCCTGAAAGAGGAAATGTGTCAACTATATTGGTATAACTATGTTCGTAAATAGCAGCCGCACTTCCAGCATCTTCTGGCTGTAACAATCCGTCAACAGTAAAAAATAAACAGCGATGACGATGATCTAAAGAATTGGTCGAACTTACTAATGAAATAATAGTATTTTCCTTACCTTCACCAATCCAAGTTGAAAGTGGCGGCAATAATATGCTGTCATTAACAGCGTAAACTCCTGCCGGAAAATGAAGAGCTTTTGGCTGATATTCATTTTCAGTGGTTGTTTTATTGGTAACATTTACTGCATCAAGGGCCGCTCTACGCAGTGCATAAGTTTCTGCTGTCATGGCAGTATTTGAAGGTAATGTGGTTAAATCACGTTGAGCATCACCTCGCGCGCCATATGATTTAACTGAAACCATTTCGTCTAACCGTTCCTGCAATTTTCTTACCACATAAATTTCATTCGTTTGGGATCCGTTACTGTAACTTAAAATGGGGGTCGCAAAATCATTACCCTGAGCAAACCCTGCGGTAATGGGGTCAAAAGTTATTCTTCTATTTCTATATGAATATTGTAATAGATTTTTTACATTATCACTCCATTCGGTTAGAATTTGCGTATTAGCATACGGAAATATGTTGTTAGTTGCCCTAAATGCAGCAACTGGTAGATTTGGAGTACCAACAAACAATTCACCAGTATCAAGAGTTAATCCAAGCTCTCCTTCTTCCAACGAAGGATTTGGTAAATCATCTCTTAAACCTCGTCTGTGCTTTATTTGACTTATTTGAACAATGGCCACGGAAATTTTCCTTTTAATTCTTATTTAAGTATTTATTAATATATATTTTTGTTGTTGATTCATTTATACTCAGTAAAAATTTGTAACGGAGTATATTATGTGCTTAGATATTAATGAAAAGAATAAAAACGATAATCTAGTAGCTGAATTTAGTTCAATTATTGCCGAGGAATGTTCGGATCCCATATATAAGAGGTTGTCGTTTGATAGTTCATATACATTTTCATCAAGTGATATTGTGGCATCAAATATAAATTTTGATGATACATATAAGCTAGTAGTTCATTTAAACGGAGATCCCGTTGAAATAACTTATGAAAAGCTACGTATGGTTGGTAAAATAATGAAATTAGTTGATGCAGATGAAATTGTAAAAGAAGAATGGGAGAGATTTTTAACTTTTGTAAAATTGCGAGATTTTAATGAAGGTTTCCCTCATCAAAACAGTTAACATTGTATCTTGACAATATTTTTAACATTAAATATTATTTGATGAATTATCATGGAGACTAATTATGGGCTTGTTCAACGATATCAAAAATAATATCCAAAAATGGCAATGGGCTGATGAAAAATCACAAAACAAAAAAACTACTACTTCAACTGAATCGTCCCAGAAAGATACCGTTCATGAAAAACTTATATCAGATATGGATGATATGCTTAGATCTTTTAAGAACAGAGAATTATTAAATAAAGTTATGACTAGAGAATCCGAAGATTCAAGGTATGGCAATTTTTCATGGTCTCCCCAAACCAAAGCATTCAATTCTTCCTATAAATATTCAATTAATACCAACGGCACAACCACAAGAGAAGTATCAAAAGTGGTTACCATTGAGGATTTTGAGTTATTACAAGAATATAAATCATTACAATCAGAAATAGAAAGCGATCCACTTATTAAAGAAGAATGGGATAAATTTATGTTTTTCAGAAAACTTAGAAAAGCGGAAGACAATGACAAATCACGTTGATGGAATAGCAATCACCGAAAGTGAAAAAATCAGTTTTGATGAATTCTGCTTTTTAAAAAAAAATCAGAAGATCCTAAAATACAATCCTGTTGGGAAGAACTTGGATTATTACAAATATTGCGAAAAAATAATGAACTAACTACTGTTAATAAAGATTTTTCCGTTTTGATGCGAGTTGAACTTAAAATGTCAGAGGATGCCGATGGTAAATTAATTATTGAAAGTCCAATGTCATCTGTGCCGGAAGGATATTATAAAATGATTGATGAATATTATGAATTTATTAAAATAATAGAAAATGATAATATATTATTAGATAAATTAATACATGTTTTAGAAAAATATAAGAATAAGGAATAAAATGAAAAAAACAGCTTTTGTTACCGGAATAGCAGGCCAAGATGGTGCATATTTGGCTAAACTTTTGTTAGAAAAAGATTATAGAGTTTTTGGTTTAATTAAAAGATATACCAATCCAAATTTTTCTAATATGGAATATTTGGATATTATGAATGATATTGAATTGGTTAATGGCGACTTAACCGACGAAGGTAGTCTCATGAGCATAGTTAAATCCATCCGTCCAGATGAAGTTTACAATTTAGCTGCTCAAAGTTTTGTGGGAAGTAGTTGGGAACAAAGTAAATTAACTACCGATGTAAACAGTTTGGGTGTTCTTTATATTTTAAATGCACTTAAACATTTCAGCCCGTTAAGTAAATTTTACCAAGCATCAACCAGTGAAATGTTTGGCAATAGCCACATAAATGGCTTACAAAATGATGAAACACCATTTAAACCCAGATCACCATATGCTATTGCTAAATTATACAGCCATTGGATGACCATTAATTTTAGAGAAAGCTATAACATGTTTGCTTGCTCTGGAATTTTATTTAATCACGAAAGCCCAATACGTGGAAAAGAGTTCGTTACTAGAAAAATTACAGATGGTGTTGCTAGAATAAACGCCGGATTGGACACACATATCAGTTTGGGTAACACAGATAGTAAAAGAGATTGGGGCTTTGCTGGAGATTACGTCGAGGCCATGTGGTTAATGCTTCAACAGGATACCCCAGATGATTATATTATATCAACAGGCGAAACACATTCTATTGCAGAAGTTTTAGATATTGCTTTTGGTGAAATTGGCGTATCTAATTGGCAACCATTCATCAAAATAGATCCAAGGTTTAAAAGACCGGCAGAATTGTTCAGTTTACATGGTGATTCCGCTAAAGCCAAAAACAAACTAGGTTGGACTCCTAAAATGAAATTCGCTGATTTAATCAGCTTAATGACACGAGAAGATATTAAAAGATATAGCTGATAATGATTACCTTTTCCGCTTTTACTACTTTGCATAGATCCGGGTACGAAGATTATGGTTACAAAAATATTTCTTCGTTCCTGGATTATTGGCCGAATGATATTAAATATTTTGTATATACCGAAGATTTTTCTATCAAGCAAAATTATAAAATTAAAAATATCAACTTAAAAAATTTAAATGATTTAAACAAATTTAAAAGTAAAAATAAAAATATATCAAAATTAAATGGTTATAAAAATACAAAATATGATTTTTTATATGATTTTGTAAAATTTGCTCATAAAAGTTATGTAATGTTTCATGCAATAGAAAATTTAACAACAGATTGGGTAATATGGTTAGATGGAGACAGTATTACTCACACAAAAATACCCGTTAAATTTTTAGAAAAGTTATGCCCTTCCAATAGTTTTGTGACATATTTGGGTAGAAAAAAAATGTATACTGAAACTGGGTTTTTGGCATTCAATAGACGACACCCTAAGATTTTGGAATACGTTAAACAAGCCAAAAATATTTATGATAATAATCTAATTGAAAATAATTCGTATTTTAATGAAGGGTATACCGATTGTCATGTATTTGATTTTGTAAGGTTGCAATTAGAAAAAATAGGTGTAAAATCAAACAATATAGGAACGAATGGGGACGACAAGCATCCGTTTATTAATGGAGAACTTGGTAAATACATGGACCATTTGAAAGGACCAAGAAAAGACCGAGGAAGCAGTAAATTAATTGATTTAAAAAATGGTTCGCATAAACTGCACCCTTATTGGCAAGCAATTAAATAGGAGATAACATGTATTCGCTTT